CCCGACATTCTGGAGTTCACGCCGCGTCAGGTCGGGTGAGACGGCCTTTATCATCACGGGTTAGGTTCAGGTGAGACATCGGCTTACGGGTTGATCGTGACATCTCTTTAATCTGCCAGGCGGTGACTTTGGTTCTGAGCCATTTATTGGGTCCACCCATGTAAGCGCAATCTGGCTCAGGGAAAGGGTTCTCGTTTGGGGCTCTTTTCCTGTAGCGTTCGAGCGTACGTGAGGAAATACAAAGCTGCCCGCAGATGTCTTTAGTGCTCATCAGCTCAAATTTATTCGTTGCTTTGCTCATCTTCGTTCTCCAAGGGCCCCAACCGGGGCCGTTTGATAATTCTTTATCAGGACGCCTGGCCGGGAAGGGCACGCAAGCGGCGCATGCCTGTCATTGCCGTGGCCACATAGCTCGCCTTGCGGTTCACCACCTCCACCCAGACCTTCACGCCTTCAACTTTCACCGTATACGTCTCTTTCATCTTGCTGCGCCCATAGTCGCCGTATCTTTGCTGGTGGGCTGCCAGCGCGATGTCGCATGCCTGACGCGCTAACGGGGATTGCTGGTTACCTCGGTTAATCAGTCGCATGGCCATCTCCTTCGATACGCTTAAACTCGATCACCCAGACCCAAGGATTTCTGTCCCATTCACCAAAGCCATAAATGGACTCCCAGAGCGTAGTGAAAGATCCCCTGGCGCTGAGCTGGTGCTGCGTCCAGCCCGGCTGGTAATGTTTCCAAAAACCTTCGCGCAGTTGGGCAACACCCTCTGAACGTGCCTCTTCTTCGCTGATGCTCTTTAACTGCTCGACCCGTACATCGGTGATCTCCAGTAAAATCCGACTGGCCCAGCGCGGCATGTGGATGCTGGGTGTCCAGCGGACATCCTCAGCCGGCGGCACGTTCTCGTAATGAGTTGGAACATGCGAAGGGTAATTCGCGCGATAAAGTTTCAGATCCGGCGCGCTGGCTCCAGCCTCTGCCCACGTCTCCCGCACCCAGATGCGGTCGCCTGGTACTCCGTACGGGCAGCATTCCCTGATTAGTTCAGGCACATCTTCCGGGTAACAGCCGATAAACTTCTTCCCGATCTGAATGAATTTTGAAATTGGGTCTCTTCCGACCGTGCAGTCCTTAATAATTCTACGTGTCTGCGTCTTACGGCCGTCGAGGATGGCGCGCACCATCTCGCCGTTAAAAATCATTCCGCGCTCAGTCATACTAGGCCTCCAGCTCGTTCTGAATCTCTTCGTCGATCTCTTCGTTGGTGGCATCTTCGTTCAGATAGTCACGCGCTTCTTTGAGGTACTGTTCACGACGGCTGCTGTCATACCAGACCGAGAACTCTGGAGACCAGCCACCGTCATCGCCGTTTTCAGCAAAAAAATCATGCATTGCGTTGTTATAGGCCAGGTTCTCTACCATGCAGTCAGCAGTTGTCAGGGCGCATTCGCGGATATAGCCGCGGAGATCGCGTTTATGCCACCACGGGCTCACCTTCGAATCACAAAGACCTTTGAACTCAACTTCCCAGTGGCGGATACAGCGTGCATTTAATGATTTGCTCATCTTGTTACCGGGAGGGCGAACCCTCCCGCCTCCCTTACGCCACATATTCCGGTTTCATATCATCGAGGGTGATGCGGTACTTATCGTGCAATTCATCACCCAAGAGCCGTTTAGCCGCCAGGAGCATCTTCTCAACTTCCTTGAAGCGTTCTTCCGCACCTTCCACTCCGGGTTGTGGAAGAGCGTTGATAGCTGTATCAACTTTGTTTTTTGCATTCACAAAGTGGTACCGGCGCGTAGCTTTGTTTTTCAGTTCGGTGTGCAATGCTGCACCCAATACGGATTTAGAAGCATTGATGTCGTTTCCGACGGTAGTGGCATCGTCCAGAGTTTCAGCAGAATCAATCCGTTTACGGTATTCATCAGCCAAAGTGTCGATATTTACAGATGACTCCTGAGAATCCTGCGTGTTTACTACATTTTCACCTTTGATATCAGCCAGGCTCATTTTCTGAACCGGTGCCGGGTTAATTTCCCTTTCGGTGGGCTGCTCAATCTCATCAGGCGTGTAAACGCCTAGGATCACGTGCGGGCAGTACAAGCGCGCCCAATATTTCACGCCGAGGTAGGCTATTTGCTGGTCGGGCTTTGAAACCCACAGCGGCGAATTTCGAGTAACTACCTGCGACAGGTAAAGAGGTTTATCCCAGGTGATTTCACTTTCACCACGAAGAATTGCTCCGACTTGAACATAGAGACCTTCTTCGTCTTCATCAGTCCAGTCGCGAACGCGTTCGGCAACAGTGTACTTACCGTTCTTACCCATTTTTTCACGGGGCACTTCTTTGGTTTTGGTGCAACGTTCCCAGTCGCCGCCGTAGCGATAATGAAAACGGCCATGAATGGCACTGGAACTGGTAATTACGGCGTTAACAAGCTGCGCTTCGTAACCCAACTGGCCGTTGACCAGGTGAGTTTTTTGCGCCACCGCGTAAGGGTTCATGCCCCACTGCATGGCTTGCATAACAATCGCCATGCAATCCGCAGGCTTTCCTGCCAAGTGTGCCGGTACTGTAACGACAGACTGGGCCATCAGCCCGGCGAAAGCCTGCAACTGACCCAGTGCCTGAACGTTGAAAATTGAGTTGCTGGCAGAGATAGTGTTTGGAGCCTGCTGCTCAGCAGTTACGATATTCATGTTTTCCATCATCATTCCCCTTATGCCTGAGTACGCAGCGCTTCGAGGCGGCGCAGGTCGAAGTCGTTCAGTTCGTCGGTGTAGTCGGCAGTGATTGGTGCTGGCCATTCACCTGTGTCGAATCCGGTTGCGATAGCGCGCATCGCTTTGCGGTACTCGAGCATGCCCAGCTCCAGTAGTTCAGCGGATGCCTCGATGATGGCGATCCAGTGGTAGTTCTCGTCTTTGTTGACGAAAATCCAGAAGAACTGGTCCAGCGCCGCGGTTTCGCAGTACATGGCTGCGCTCAGGTGATAGTCGCGGTCAATGATTTCCCGGTGCAGTCTGGCGCGCAGGCTTTCCTGCTTTACGTTCCACATGCTGATAGTTTTCAGGTCTGCGCCGATACGCACACCGTCCAGGTCGATCTCGAGGTCCGGGCGCACACGAACTTCCAAGCCCGTCTCCTCGTCAAAGCCGAAGTAACTCACCTCGACGGCACGGCTCGGGTGGGTCAGCAGCATGCTGGCGGTCGGGTGAGCCAGAAGCGCTTTTTGAATATTCAGTGCGGTGCCCAGCTGCTGGCGGGTGACCAGCACTTTTCCTTTCGGGTTCTCACGCCAGGCATCCAGCAACTCGTCGGCAAAAACCGCATCTGGTTTGACTGCTTTCACGGCCTGAATCAGATCGGCCTTCGTGCCAGAGACTTTCAGCGGTTGTGGCTTCTGTGCTTCCTGCGCGACCAAGTCAGGATTGATAATCGCCAGTTGTTCGAGAAGCGCGTCGCGGCTACCGCTGGTTTTCACTTGCGCGGGCAGGGTGGCGTTGTACTCTTTGATGCATGCCTTCATTGCTGTTGCCGTCTGCTTCTGGTCTGCATTGATACGCTGGAAATCAGCTGGCAGTGCCATATAGTTCTGCGCAGTTTCTTCCAGGCTAGCGCCCAGCGGCACCTGCGCGGGCAGGGTGGCGTTGTACTGTTCCAGTAACGCCTTGATGTCGTCGGCAGACAGCAGCGCCGGCAGACTGGCGTTGTACTCATCGATAAAGGTGCGCAGTGTCGCCGTGGTGGTGAATGCGCCTTCAGGGATAACCGGTTCAATGCTGAACTCTGCATCCAGCTGTTCAGGCTGCAACGCCAGCGCATGCACTAAGTTGCCCATGTCCAGAACTTCGGAGCGCTCTTTGACGATGGTTTTTTCAACGTGGCGCGCATTGAAGTACATCAGCGACACGCGCGCATCTTTTACCTGGGTAGAGCTGATGCCGTTAGCGGCGTGATAAACCTCGTTCGGAAGACCTTCATAGCGGCCTGGCTCGAAATAAGCAGGATATTCAACAGCTGGTTCTTCCTGCTGCACTTCTGGTTCGTTTTGTGCCGATTCTGGTTCGTTCTGGTCTACTGAATCAGTAATTTGGGTTGCATCATCCCGATCCCGGTTGGCGAGACTCGGCGCGCTGGTGGCCAGAATCTCAGCGGCAGACGGCTCTACGGTAGCTGGTTCCTCACCAGTGTCAGCACTGCTTTCACCTGGCTGCAATACGACTTTGCCCGGTGACAGCGCATCACAAGTCGGTTCTTCATTACTGTTATTCTCTTGAACCTGCACATTGCTGGTGGTCTCCACTTCCGTTTTTTCTACTTCATTTGAGGCGCTCTGGTTGAGCAGGCCATCAATGGAATAAATACCTCCACCGAGATTTTCAACTTCTGGCTGGGTCTGGGTGTTTACCCATTTCGGATCGGTTGGGTCACTGATGCCTTCGACATATTCGCCGCGCTCTGCTGCAAGCTGGCGGTTAATTTCTTCAACAGCATCTTTTTCTGGTATGTGGCGTGC